GCCTTGAGGTGGCCACCGGGGACTTCATCGCCTACCTCGACGACGACAATGCTTTCCGCCCGCAGCACATCGGGCGTCTCGTGGCGGCGCTCGAGGCGAACCCGGACCGGGACTTCGCCTACTCGCGCATGTACCGGCACGGCATCGGCGACGAGATCGGGACCGAACCACCACAGCACGGTGGGATCGACTCGTCGATCCTCATGCAGCGCGCGGATACCCACCTGAAGTTCGGGCTGTGGCCGGTGCCGTCGGAGTACTGCGTCGACTGGCAACTCGTCCAGGCCTGGGTGCTGGCCGGGGCGACGTGGGTGTTCGTGCCCGAGGTCACGGTGGACTACTACTACACCTCGCGCTCATGATCTCGTGGATCGTCGCCTCCCACGATCCGACGATTCTCCTGAAGAACTTCGCCGCGTCCATGGTTGACGTCGGCTCCGATCAGGTGATCGTCGTGGAGAACGCCCCGTCGATCGCGGTGGCGTACAACGAAGGTCAGGCCAAGGCCGACTACCAGGTCCGCTGCTACGCCCACCACGACGTGCAAGTTCTTGACCTTCCCCGGCTACGGACGGGACTACTCGATTACGCCACCGAAGCGGTTGGCATGGTGGGCCTGATCGGGAGCCGGAGCCGCACCTACCCGTGGTGGAACGGGGTATGCCTCGGGTCCGTCGTCGACGGCCGTCTCGGCGTGCTGGGTTTCGGTGGCGGCGGGCCCTGCACGTTCCTCGACGGGCTGCTCCTCGCCACCGTCCACAACGTGGACTGGGACGAGACGATCGGCGGCTGGCACGGCTACGACCACGACGCCTGCTCGCAGATGCTCGCCCGCGGCCTGCCGAACTACTGCCTCGACGGCGGGCATGAGTTGGTGGCGCACAACACCAACAACTCGCGCGACCCGGACCATTTGACCGGCTTCCACGACGCGATGAAGCGTGTCCGGGAGAAGTGGGGGCTGTAGTGGTCCTCGCCCGCACGTCCCTCCTCGGCCAGATCTCGGGAGCGTCGGGCAACTACGGAACCAGCACGTTCACCAGCACAGCCTTCACCCCACCCGCTGATTCACTCCTCGTCGCCTGCGTGAGCGCGATCGAGAACGGCGGCTCCGACTCACTCCTGCCAGACCTGACTATCGCCGGCGGGGACCTGGCCTACTCGCTGCGCGCCTCCGCCGGGGTGAGTGCCGGGTTCACCGCAGCGACGGCCATCTACACGGCGCCCGTGTTCCTCAACGAGGAGATGACGATCGTGCTGGACTGCGGCGCGAGGTCGATCGGCATCTACTCCATCTCGGTGCTCGCCTACACCGGCCACGACCTCACCGATCCGATCGGTGAGACGGCGACCGGTCAGCAGTCGGGTGGCTTCACCGGTCCTCCTACGCCGATCTCACTCACACTGTCGAGCACTCCCGCCGGGACGTCGGAGATCGTGGCGGCGGCGGGGGTCTGCAAGTCGCCCAGCGCAGGCGTCACTCCGGGGTCGGGGTGGGACGAGCTTCACGAGGTGCACAACACCGACTGGGGTGGGCTTCAAACGCAGGTGAAGACCAACCCGGACTCCACCACGGTGCCGTGGGCGGATCTGCGGTCCGGTGGTGGAGCGGTGTTCAACTACGCCGCGGCCGCGGTCGAGGTGCTCATTTCGTCGGACACCGTCATCGCCATCGGGGCCGGCCCGCCGCTCATGTCTTCCTCGTCCGCCTTCCGGTCCAGCTCTTCGTCCGGTGGGTTCCGGGCCGTTTCGTCATCGGGAGGTGCGCGGTGACCACACGCGACGTCGGCGATCAGCTGAACCTGCAGCACAACGTCTACAACGCGTCCGGGGTCCTTGTCGCCGCCACGGTGGTGCTGACCGTGACGGCCCCAGATGGGACCACGTCGACTCCGGTGGTGTCGACGGCGACGGTCGGGATCTACACCGCGTCGTTCACGCTCTCATCTGCCGGCGCCTGGTCGTGGGTGTGGACCATCTCCGGCACGGTGGTCGACGTGGACCGCGGTTCGGTCCTCGCTGCCAGTCCGAGCCCAGCCCTGTATGCGACGCTGCCGGAACTGAAGGCGTACATGCAGATCACCGACACCACCGACGACGCAGCCCTCATGGATGCGCTCGACTCGGCCTCGCGAGGGATCACCGAGACGTGCGGGCGGACGTTCACCATGTCCACTACCGCAACCGCGAGACAGTTCCAGCCGACGACGCACTGCTGGTCTCTGGTCGATGACTTCTGGACCACGACCGGGCTGATTGTGGAGACCGGCACCGACGGATCCACCTGGACCGCCTACACCGACTACGAACTGGATCCGGCCAACGGCATGGTGTCGGGTGAGCCGGGATGGCCGTACTCGCGCATCAACGCCGTCGGCTGGTCGTTCCCCTGTTCCTCCTCTCGTAGGCGGACGTTGCAGGTGACGGCGAAGTGGGGTTGGTCCTCGATCCCGTCGCCGGTTAAGCAGGCGTGCCTGATGCTCGCGTCGGAGACGTCGAAGCTGAAGGGTGCCCCGTTCGGGGTGGCGAACATGGACCAGTTCGGCCCGGTCCGGGTTCGGGACAACCCGATGGCGATGCGCCGGCTCCAGCCGTACATCCTCAACCCCGTACTAGTGGGCTGAGATGGCCGACCTGAAGGACGTCATTGATGCGATGGTGATCCGAATCCAGACGGGCTACGTGAACCAGACGATCGCCGGCCGGACGTACGGGTTCGGCAAGGACTCGATCGACCCGCCGTGCATCATCGTCGTCCCCTCGGTTGGGGAGTTTCTGGACTTCGATGTGACGTTCGAAGGCAAGGACGAGATCGAACTGACTATCAAGGTCATCGTCGGGGCACAGGCCACCGAGGCCGGCCAGCGGTCGTTGATGGACTACTTCTCCCGCTCGGGTGCCCTGTCGCTGCGGACGGTGCTGTATGCCGATTCGAAGCTCGGCAACACGGTGGCCGACCTGGAGATCCTTACCGCACGCGGCTGGGGAGACGTCGAGTGGAACGGTGTCGTCTACTTCGGCGCCGAACTGCCGGTGAAGGTGTACACGTGAGGTGGCTCGTCTGCCAGCCCGGGCCCTCCTTCTCGGTTCAGGATCTGTTCGCTGGTTGGGTTGAGGCTTTGCGCGAACTCGGCCAGGACGTCCACACCTATTCGCTGGACGAGAGGCTCACCTTCTTCGGTTCGGTCCTGATGGAGACCGATGAGCCGGGGAAGTTCAAGCGGGCCGTCACGCCGGCGCAGTCGTACGACATGGCCATCGAAGGCCTGTACGCGACGCTGTACCAGACGTGGCCCGATGTCCTGCTGATCGTCTCCGGCTTCTTCGTCCCGCCGAAGCTCCTTGACAGGGCCCGCCGGACCCGGACCCGCGTGGTGGTCCTTCATACGGAGAGCCCGTACGAGGACGAGCGGCAACTGAAGCTCGCCCCGTACGCGGACCTGAACCTGGTCAACGACCCCATCAACATCGACCGGTATCCCAAGGGCACCCGGTACCTGCCGCACGCCTACCGGCCGAGCATCCACCACCCCGGACCGGCCGTTGCCGAACTGAGATCCGACTTCGCTTTCGTCGGCACCGGCTACCCATCACGCGTCGGGTTCCTCGAGCAGCTCGACCTTGACGGGCTGGATGTGTTGCTGGCGGGGAACTGGCAACTCCTCGACGACGACCATCCGCTGCGCAAACACGTCGCTCACGACCTCGGCGACTGCCTCGACAACACCAAGACGGCGGACGTCTACCGGTCGGCTGCGGTCGGGATGAACCTTTACCGGCGCGAGTCCGAACGACCCGGTTTGGCTGCCGGGTACGCGATCGGTCCGCGCGAGGTCGAGCTCGCTGCCACGGGGTGCTTCTTCCTGCGGGATCCACGCCAAGAGTCGGACGCGGTGTTCCCGATGCTCCCCTCGTTCACGTCGCCGGACGAGGCGTCGGATCTGCTGCGGTACTGGCTCAACCGCCCAGCCGAGCGGCAGCGCCTCGCCACCCTCGCCCGTGAGGCGATCGCCGACCGCACGTTCACGAACAGCGCCAAGTCGCTGCTGCGTCTCCTCGACGCCTAAGACCCGGCCGCCGGCCGTTCAACACCAACGCAATAGGGAGTGTGGTCACTGTGGCCAGAATCGCCGGTAGGAACGGCAGGATCTACATGGGGATCGCGAGCGGCGGCACTGCCGAGCCGGTGGCGTTCCAGGCCGAATGGTCGATCAACTTCACCACCCCGAAGATCGACGTCACTGCGTTCGGGGACCCGAACAAGGTGACGGTCGCTGGCCTGCCCGAGGCGACCGGAGCGTTCTCCGGGTTCTACGACGAGTCCACCGCGCAGACCTACACCGCGGCCGTCGATGGTGTGGCGCGGAAGTTCTACCTCTACACCAACACCACCACGAACACCCAGTACTTTTTCGGCACCATCAACCCGGACGTCTCGTTCTCGTCGAGCGTATCCGGCGCGACCACGGTGTCGTCGAACTGGGAAGCCGCTTCGACCATCGCGAAGGTCGGCTGACCGTCTCCATCCCGTCCAACAGAAGTGAGCTGACATGGCCAACCTCCGCCTGAAGGAAGCCGACCGGCAGCGCCTCGGATGTCCCGAGGTCATGCCGGTCGACCTCGGATCCGTCACCAACCGGGAAGCCATCGCACTGCGGAAGCTGGGCTTCCCGTCACCGCGGGCAATGTTCCGGACCCTCCAGTCCTCCTCCAATGACAACGACGACGTCGAGCTGGAATACGAGGCGTGGACCGGATTCGTGTGGCTGGCCCTGCGGCGCGCCAACATCGAGGTCGACCTGGGCGCCCTGGAATTCGCACTTCCGGTCGAGATCGTGGCCGACGAACCGCCGCCGGAGCCTGTGGCTGAGGGAAAAGCGGTGGAGGCCCCAGAGGCCTCCACGAACTGACCGAGGACGAACTCGACCAGTACCGCGACATCGATGCCGAGATCAATCAGTCGGTGCTGGACTTCATGGTCGTGTGGCCGGGGATCGTATGGTGGCGCGAGATCCACGACATGCCGCACGACCTGTGGAAGGCCTGCAAGGACATCGCCGACCAGAAGCTGGGGCGGTGACATGGCCCTGAGTGGATCGGTCAAAGGACGAGCCGAACTCCGCGCGGTCATCACTCGGCTCGCCGTAGAAGCGCCGGCCCAACTGGAGAAGGACCTTCTCACCGGGACGCGTAAGGCCGTGTCGTCGGCGGTGGTGAAGAGGGACGTTCAAGCATCCGCGGTCGTGAAACTGCCGAAGCGCAAAGGGTATGCGGCGCTGGTGGCCAAGTCGGTGAAGGTCGACTCTCGGGTCACCGGCGGGAAGATGATCCGCGCCAACATCAAGGTCCTGGCGTCGGGCAAGAAGGAAAACAGGGACCTCCCCTCGCTGAACCGGGGCATCCTCCGGGCCCCGCTGTTCGGCAACCGCCGGCACTGGCACGTTCAGCGGGTTGCCAAGGGCCTCGTGGATGAGCCGATCGACCTTGCCCGTGACCGGGTAGTGGACAACGCCCAGAAGGCTGCCGATGCCTACGCCGACTCAATCGTGAGGAGATAGGCCGTGGCTGCGGAAACCCGTGACATCAAGGTCAAGGTCACGGTCGATTCCGACACCAAGGGCTCCACCGAAGCCGCGGCCGGGCTGGAGAAGGTCGACGCGTCCGCAGGGAAGGCGGAGAAGGGCTTCGCGGACCTCAAGAAGGAGTCGGAGTCTCTCGATACCCAACTGGCGAAGACGAAGACGAAACTTCGGGAACTCGAACAGGAACTCGTTAGGACCGGTGACCGGACCACGGGTCGTGGGTCTCTGCGGCAGCGGGTCAACCAGGAACGGGCGTGGCTGCGGGAACTGGAGCGGTTGTCGAAGTCGGCGGCTGAGGCTGGTGTCTCAGCCGGCGCGAAGATCGACTTCTCGGGTGCGTTCTCCAACTTGAAAGGCCCCCTCATTGCAGGGCTTGTCGTGGCTGCCGTCGCCGCGGCCCCGGCCATTGGGGCGATCATCGGTGGTGCGGTTGCCGGTACGACTGTGGGCGGTGGGATCGCCGGTGGGGTCATCGCCGCGTCGAACGACTCCCGGGTCCGGGCCGCGTTCCATGACCTGACGCGAGAGTTTACGGCCGAGGCGTTCGGTGGTGGGGCGTTCGTCGCCCCTGTCGTTGCCGGTCTGCACATCCTCAAGGACGAGTTCAGAGACCTGAACATCGACGAAGCTCTTGCCAAGGGCGCGTCTTCGGTGCCGATCCTGGCTCAGGGCATCGCCGATCTGGTGGGCAACACCATGCCCGGTTTCAACGCCGTCATGGACGAGGCCGACTCGTTCACTGGGGTGTTCGCTGAAGGGCTGTCTGAAACTGGCGTGGCGGTGTCGTCGCTCCTGTCGGATCTTGTCGAGTCAGAGGGCACCATCGAGGGACTGGCGTTCGGGTTCAAAGTGCTCAACGGGTCCATCGTGGTAACCGGCAACGTCTTGGGCTGGCTGGGTGACCGGTTCCACGACATGGCCGTCATCGGGGCGAAGTTCACGGGCGGCATGGAAGACATCGTCCGCGGCGCCGAGAACGTTGCCCGGTCGACAACCCAGGTGCTCACCTTCGGCCTGGTCAACTTGGACAACAACCATGCCGGCTCCGCCTACTTTGCCGACGTTAACGACAGCCTCGAGGCCGTCACGGCCAAGGGGTACGGGGCCGGGAATTCGATGGCCAAGTTCACCGACATCATCCGCGACGCCGAGGATCCGACCGAGGACCAGGCCGCCGCACTGAAGAAGGTCAACGACGAGTTCGAGCGGGGCATCGACCTGCAGGCGTCCTACATCCTCAACCAGCTAGACGTCGAGCAGGGACTTCAGGACCTGGCCGACCAGTTCGAAGAGAACGGCAACGACCTCTCCTCGTTCACCGACGAAGGCCGTGAGAACCAACGGGCCTTGATCGACATGGCCCGGGAGATGCGGCAGGTCCGCGACGACCAGATCGCGATGCACATGTCGACGGAAGAAGCGAATGCCGCATTGGAGGCCAACAAGCAGCGCCTCTACGAACAGGCCGAGGCGGCCGGGTTCAGCCGAGCCGAGATCGAGAAACTCATCGGGGCACTGTTCGCCGTTCCTACGGTGACGTGGCGGGTCGACGGCCAGTACAACCCAGAGGTCGGCTCCCGATACGGCGGCAAGAAGGCCGCCGGTGGTGGTGTGTCGGCGGGCGTGTCCTACCTCGTCGGCGACGGCGGCAAGGCCGAGGTGTTCACGCCCACAACGAATGGCTACATCTCACCGTCGACTGCGCAGTGGGGCGCGAACATGGGCGTGCCTGGCGGCGGATCTGGGCAGTCGATCACGCCGCTGAACCTGTACGGCGGCGGTCTCGGCGAGGTCGTGTTCGAGTGGCTCCGCACGGAGATCGCCGCCAAGGGCGGGACGCTGGCGGTTCTGGGACTGAGGGTCTAGATGTCCACCGCCTTCCGTTCGTCCCAGTCGGTCACGAACGGCACCGCAGGCACGTCCGTCACCGTGTCGAAACCCGCGGGCATCGTCGACACCGGCACGGACCCGGACCGCGACCAACTGGTCGCTTTCATCGCTGCCACAGGTGCCCCGACCTTCACCGCACCGGCCGGCTGGTCGCTCATCACCACCGCAGTCGACGCCGGCAACAACGTGACCCTCAAGACGTACCGGAGGCTCGCAGACAGCGAGGGTGCGTCGTGGACATGGACGCTCGGAACGTCGCAGCGCAACTGGGGTTGGGTCGGGGCCTACACCGGAGTCGACCCGGACGATGTGGTCGCCGACTCCGACACCGACCTGACCCTGACCACGAGCACAACACTCGGCGTTCTCCTGACGAACTTCCCCGCCGACGGCCAAGGCATCGGCGCTGGGGCCGCGGTACGCACCGCATCCGGCGCAGCAACGACCTGGACACATACAGGCACGGAACGCGCCGACCTGTCGACCAACGCCGGGGCCGGCACAGACATTGCCGGCGTGGTGGGCGACTCGGTAAACGGCACGGGCGCGGCCGCTTCATATGTGGCCAGTGTTGTGGCCAGCCAGAACCAGACCGCCGGCGCCCTCATTGCCCTGACTCTCAACCCCTACTTCGTCCCCTACGGCGGGGGAGTCGGGGACACAGGCGTCGTGGTGGAGGCTGCGTTCGGCGTTGACCCGGACTCCGACTCGGCCGAGTGGGACTGGACCGACCTGACGTCGTTTGTCCACCACCCGGCGAAGCTCGTCCTCACCCATGGCCGGGCCAACCGGTCCAGCCAAGCCGATCCCTCGTCGATGACGTTTACGCTGTTGAACCTCAACGGCGAGTTCACCTACCCCACCGGGGCCTACACCGACCAGATGGTTCTCAACCTGCCGTTCCGGGTGCGCCTGACCGGCTTCGGCACCAACCCGGCGGGTGACGGGTTCCATCGGGGCACCGCGTTCCTGGCGTCGATGCGGCCGCGGTGGGACACATCGACCCGGTTCGCCGTGGTGGACATTGTGGCGCAGGGCCAGCTTCGTCGCCGCCAGCAAGGCGAGGACGTGCTCAAGTCGGCGGCCTATACCGCGATCCAGCGCATGGTCTCCACGGCAGGTTTCTCGACGCCAGTCGCGCATTGGCCGTTTGAGGACGAGTCCGGCGCCACCGTGGCCGCGAGCGCGGTGCCCGGTGTGGCCCCGATCTCGGCGCCGACCGTCACGTTCGGCTCGGACACGTCCGTGGTTGGCGCCGCACCACTGGCCACGTTGGCTGACACGGCGAGCCCGCTTTTCGCAGCGGTACCCACCTATGCGGACACCGGGACATGGACGGCCATGTTCTGCATGATGGTCCCCACCGAACCGGCCACAGAGATCATCCTGATGGATGTCTACACGACCGGTACGGCCACCCGTTGGCGTCTGGCCCTGACACCCGGTTCACCCTCACAGCTCACGGTGCAGGTGTTCGGATCGGACGGCTCGGTCCTGTTCAACTCCGGCGTCGCCCTCACCGAAGCCACCTACTACAACCTGGGACGGTTCTATACCTTCACCGCGACGCAAAGCGGTGCGGACGTCTCGTTCGTCGCGACGGTTTGGTCCGGATCGGCCGGTACCGCCAAGTCCGGAACGGTGACGGGTCGGACGGCGGGAACCGTGACGGGCTTTGTCCCCGCCGCCATCGGCGGGTTGGACGGCGCGGGGTTCGGCCAGCTTGCTCTTCACGTCGAGCCCGGCGCCGACGGGTCGTTCTCGTCGACCGCGGTTGTTGACGGCAACGCAGGGGACCTGCCGTGGGCCCGGGTCCAACGGCTCTGCCAGGAGCAGAACATCCCGTACATCATGGACCAGTCGGAGACGTCCGATCTGACCATGGGTCCGCAGGGCGTGGCGACGTTCATGTCGCTGGCCCGGGACGCGGAGCTTGTTGAGGGCTGCGTCCTCAACGACTCGGGCGAGTTCGCCGGCGCGACTGGACTGCTGTGGTTCCCGGCACGGGACGACCGGGACAACATCGACCCGACCATGACCCTGGACATGGACGCCGGAGAGATCGCACCCGGCTTCGAACCAGCCCTGGACGACCAGGACATCGTCAACGACTTCGAAGCCTCCCGCCTGGACGGCTCCTCGGCGCGCGTCAAGGACAACGACTCGATCGCCCGCGCCGGCCAGTACCGGCAGGGTCAGACGTTCAACGTCGAAGACGACACGATGCTGCTCCACCTTGCCGGGTGGCGGGTCAACCTCGGCACCGTCACCGGGATGCGGTTCCCGTCCGTGGGCTGGAACATGCGCCGCACACCCGAGCTCGCAGAACAGTGGCTGTCCTGCCGGCTGTTCCACCGCGTCGACATCGTCAACCCGCCCAGCCAATACCCACCTGACGACCTCCCCACCATTCTCGAGGGCTACACCGAAACCCTGTCCAACGACGAATGGTCGGTCCGGGCCAACCTGTCCCCGTACCAGCCGAACCACGTCCGGGTCATGGCCGAGACGGCAGGGGATCTCGGCGTGAACGTCGGCCGCCGGTCCGGTGACGTGAAGGCCGCCATCCGGGGCGCGATCACCACCTCGTCCACGTCGATCCCGTTCGACCCGAACCGGCACCGATGGACCACCGCCGCCGACGACTTCACCCCGCCGCTGCGGATACGCATCAAGGGCGAGGTCATCGACCTGTCCGGCATCTCCACCACCGCCGGCACTTTCGTCGCCGCCGGGGCCCTGTCGCACGCCGACAACGCCGCCGTGTCGCCGGCGCTCTACGCCGGACACGCGGCCGACGACCTGATCCTGTGCGTGGTCCGCATCCGTTCCACGAGCGCCGGGACTCTCGCCACACCGACCGACTACACCCGCCTGCCCATCGGCGGACTGGCTGCGACGTCGAGGATGCAGGTCTTCGTCAAGGTGCACGACGGATCCGAATCCAACCCGACCGTCACACCCTCGGGTGGTTCGGCCGGCGACACTGTCTCCGCCTACACGCTGGGTCTGCGCGGAACTCCCGTCAGCCTCGCTGACCTGACGGACATCGTCGTCGCGTCCGCCGGGCAGGTGAACGCTTCGGCGCAGAACGTCGCCTACCCGGCCCTGCCGCAGATCCACCTGCAGGGCTGCGTCGTCCTTGTCCTCGGCGGCAAGGACGACGACTGGACCTCCGTTGCCGCGCTGTCCGGTTTCACCGAGGCGGTCGACGGGTCGACTACCACCGGCAGCGACCAGGGAATGGTCGCCGACTACGTCATCCAAACAACCCCAGCCATCGTGCTGGCCGGGTCGCTCGTCGTGACCGGCGGATCGTCCGCCGTCTCTCACGGCATCGTTCTTGCCCTCGCGGCCGGCTACCAGACGGCCACCGTTTCCGCCCGTAACACCAACGGCATCGTCGGCGGGAAAGCCCACGCCGCCGGAACCAGGATGGAGGTCGAGGATGCGATCATCCGAGCCATGTAGGTCCGATGGGTGACTGGACCGGCACAGTCCCGTCGATGGCCGCCGGGTCTAAGGACCGGGCGTCGGAAGACCAGACCCTCGCCGACATCGCCACCGCACTCACTGCCGCGTGGACGACGTGGGTTCCGTCGCTCACGAACCTGACCGTGGGAACAACACCCTTGGTGGCGAAGTACCGCCGGGTCGGAAAGACCGTCGACTGGAAGCTCCGGTTCGCCTTCAGTGCCGGCGCCGCCGTAGGTACGACTCCAACGTTCAGCCTTCCGGCCACCCCCGCCAGTGACTATGTGGTCAGTGGCGAGTTCCTGTTCCCTGGCACCGTCTGGCTTCTGGACTCGGGCACCAGGTTCCAGCAGGGCGCGCTGCGCCATGACTCGTCGGGTGTGGTGACGCTTGTCCCCTGGACGGCGATCAACTCTACGGGCGGTATCGACGCGACCACACCGTGGACGTGGGCGACGGGTGACAGCATCAACGCCTACGGCACCTACGAGACGGCGTGACCATCCACAAGGGAGGCTGAGCATGGCAACCTGGGTTGGCTATCCCCGCTCCTACACCGCCGGGCGGGCAAGGGCCCCGCAGTTCGTCACTCTGCACTACACGGCCGGGTCCGAAGGCCCGAGCAGCGCGGAGAACGGTGCGGCGTACGACAAGAGCCGCACCGACGGGACTAGTTGTCACTACTTCGTCGACTCGTCCGGACCGGCGTTGCAGGAGGTTCCCGACGGGGACCGGTCGCACTCGGCGCTCTTTCACGGCAACGAGATCGGCATCCACATTGAACTGTGCGGGACGGTCCAGACCCGGGCCCAGTGGCTCGACCCGACCTCGTACGCGACGCTCGTCACGGCGGCCGCCCTGGTGCGGGAGATCTGCCAACGACACGGGTTCGCCCTGCGCCGGCTCACGGTGGCCGAGACCCGGGCGGCGTACTACGGCAAGACCAGGCCGACGGGCATCAACGACCACGCCACCATCACCGCCGCGTTCCCCGAGGACGGCGGCACCCACACCGACGTCGGCAACGAGTTCCCGTGGGACGTGTTCATGGCGCTGGTCACTGGCGGCGCCGATTCGGGCCAGGTCTTTCCCGGGGGCAGCACATCACCACAAGTCGAGGAGAGCGAGAGCGACATGCCCATGTACCTGCTGAAGACGCCGGCCGGGCACCAGTACCGCGGGGACGGCCTCTGGTACGCCCCGATCATGACCGGCGCCGAGCTGGAGGGCTGGCAGAACTTGGTCCCGCCGGAGCGCCGGTTCGAGCTCGTCGACCTGTCCTGGTGGGGCCGTGACGTCACCACTGTGGCGTTGGCCGGATCGGGCGGGTCAACGAGTGGGCCGGTGGACTACGACCGGATCGAGAAGATCGTCGATCGGCAGAACGATCAGCAGTCGGCCGGCGGCGCAGACAAGGACTGACCGTGACGCAGCCAGACCCGGATGCCGTCTCGCTGCGCGAACACATCCTGGCACTGCTCGCCGAGATGGACCGCCGGTTCGACGCCGCGATCGCCGCCCAGGATAAAGCCGTACAGATCGCGATGATCGCCTCCGAGAAGGCGGTCGTCAAGGCGGAGATCGCCGCCGAGAAACGGTTCGAGGCGGGCAACGAGTTCCGCGGCCAGTTGGCCGATCAGGCGGCGACGTTCATGCCCCGGGCGGAGGCGGAACAGCGCATGGCCGCGCTGGCGGAGAAGGTAGACGACGTGAAGGGTTCGAGCCGGGCTGGTGCGTTGGCGCTGTGGGGCTACCTCGTTGGTGGCATCGGCGTCGTCGCGGTGGTCGTCACCCTGTTCACGAAGTAGCGCAACCCCGCCGAGGCCGGGACCCCGCCTGCGGCAAGCACGACCCGAACGGGACCCGCGATGACCATCGATCTGTCGACTGTTGCCACTGTCTGCACGGCGATCCTTGGCATGGCCGCCGTCATGGTGTTGGTCGGGAAGGTGCTGTCCGAGGTGTGGAAGTGGAAGTACGGCAACGAGATGAAAGCCACCATGGCCCGTATCGAGGCGAAGTTGGATGCTCACCTGGACTGGCACGGTGATCCGGGTGGCCAGCCGGCCAAACCGGTGCCACCGAGGGCCAACGGCGGACAGCGGGCCAGACGGAGCTGATGTCAGTCAACCTTCAGTTGAGTGTCACCTGACGTCAACTGATGTCATTTGACGGCCATTTGACGATGGCCGCGATCGATCGGTAGAGGAGTAGATCATGTTCGCAATCGGGGCTCTGATCGTGTTCATCCTGGCGTTCCTGCTGGTTCTGATGGGCGCCGACACCGGAAAGATCAGCCTGCTGTACCTGGGCCTGTCGCTGCTCTCCGCGCACCTGGCCTTCGGATGGTGGGCGACGTGGCGCGGACGGGGTACGCCGTGAACCTCGACCGCTACGCCAAGTGCATCGTCGCCGCGCTGGGTGTGGCCTATGGCCTGTACGTCGCAGCCACCGGTGCGGACTCGGCAGGCGGTACGAGCGTCGTCACCAACGAGTGGGTCGGGATCGCCGTCACGACCATCCTGACCGCTGCTGGTGTGTGGGCGGTGCCGAACAGCGGCAAGCCGCCCGTCTTCTACCCGTCGCCAGACTCGGTCACCACCGTCAACGTTGACCGGGCGCCCGCGCCGGGTGTCAGTGAGCGGCTCGTTCAGCCGTCCAATGGGATCACCGACCTGAGACAGCCGTGAGGTGGCGCAAGTCCAGCTACAGCTCTGACAGCGCCAACTGCGTCGAGGTCGCCGAGGCCGACGACATCCTGGTCCGCGACTCGAAAGATCCAGACGGCCCACGTCTCCGGTTCAGCCGCGAGACGTGGGCCGCGTTCATCAACGGGGTCAAGACAGGAGAGTTCAGTGATCCGCAGTAAACGCATCGCCCTCACGTCAGGTCTCGTGGCCCTCGCTCTCGTAGCGGGGGCCCTACTTTCGTCTGGGCGTCAGCCGCTCAGCTCGCCGCCGGCCGAACTGGCCGCGTTCGTCCCGTCTGATCCGCAGCAGCTGGGCCAGTGGTGTGTAGACCGACAGGCGCAGGGCACGGCCGGTCTGTCCCGGGGTGCCCGGAACTGGCTGGAGGACTGCGTCGAACTGTTCGGTGCGGGCATCGTCCCTGGCAGCCCCACGCCGGCCCCCAGCGCCACGCAGACGGCCTCGCCATCCTCGAGTCCTACCGTGCAGCCGAGCCCGACTGTCTCGCCCACGGCCACCACACCGCCCGCGACGACGATTCCAGCGAGCCCCACGCCCAGCCCGACGACGCCGAGTCCGACCGGGTTGCTGACGAACTGCTTCGACCGGCTCGCCGCCTGCGGGTACCCGACGACTACCTCGACCGGCGTCCCCGCCGGCACCGTGCTGACCGCCTACACCGGGCCGCTGACCATCTCGACCACAGTGACGATCACCGGCAAGTCGATTGGCTGCGGCCTCACCATCCGCTCGGGCGGGAACGTCACCATCCGGAACTCGAAGATCACCGGCCCGTGCTTCTACGGCGTCGACATGGAGGGCGGCACGCTCCTCATCGAGGACAGCGAGGTTGACTGCATCGACCACAGGGGCACCGGCATCGCGTACACCAACTTCACCGCCCGCCGGGTGCTGGTGCGCAACTGCGAGAACGGCTTCCACGTCGGCTCCAACACCCTCGTTGAGGACTCGTACATCACAGGCGTGGCCGAGGTCGGCGGCGGCCATGGCGACGGCATCCAAGGCCAGTCGGGCAGCAACATCGTCATCCGGCACACGACGTTCGACCTGACGAACCCGATCACCTCGTCGATCATCTGGGACCGGCTGACCATGAACAACGTCACCGTCGAGAACAACTTCTTCGCCGCGGGCGCCTACACCGTGTACGTGCCCACCAGTGGATCGAACATCGCCTACCGGAACAACCGGTTCTTCGGCCCGGTCGGGGGTTCGACCACGCACCGGCCGGCGTACGGGTTCAGCACGGGGGCCGGCCGGTCTGGGGTGACGTGGGTCGGCAACTACCGTGACGACACGCTGGGCGCGGTCAACGCCGCCTGATCCAAGTTTGGGCGGGTCGACTTGGATTCGACCGGCCCAACTCCAAGTTTCGACACGAACGCCCCCGCACCCATCCCGGGTGCGGGGGCGTTTCGTGTTGGCGATCTCTCGCGGCTCGGTGCTACCGTCAGCCCTGCACCTCCCGGTGCGCAGCTTGCGGATACTTCACTCTTGCTGAATAAAGACCGCAGGCGACTTGATCTCGGGAGACGCTACAACTTCAGATGGGTGCCCGGTGCGAAGGTGCCGGATACTTCACAGGGAACCTTGGGTCGTGGGTTCAAATCCCACCGTCCCCGCCTCGTCGGGGATGTAGCGCAGCCTGGTAGCGCAAAGGTACGAAACCTCCGACGTCGACTTTGATCTCGGGCACCCACATCTGAACTGCGGCCCTCTCTCGATGGGAAGGGCCGTTTCCGTGTCGAAGTTCAACGTCAGGGACACCCGCGCCGCGTCCGGTACGAGCCCGATCCTCACCGTGGCCACGCCGTCCGCCCTCACCCATGAGGGCGCACCCGGCTACGCGCGCGACGCCAAGGGCGAACTCTTCCTGCTCGCCGTGTCGAACATGGTCGGCGAGAACACCTTCTACGAGAAGGCCGAGGCCCGCGACGAACGGTACGAGCGTCTCGTCGCGCAGGTCGCGACCGAGGACCCGGACTGGACCGGCCGGTTCCTGCGCTGGCTCCGCTCCGACGGCAACATGCGCTCCGCATCCCTCGTCGGTGCGCTAGAGGCGGCCCGGGCGCTGCTCGCGGCGAAGGTCCCTGGCGCCCGCCAGATGGTCGCCTCGGTGCTTCAGCGTGCCGACGAGCCCGGCGAGGCGCTGGCGTACTGGACCTCTCGGTACGGCCGGGCGATCCCGAAGCCGGTCAAGCGCGGTATCGCCGACGCGGTGCAGCGGCTCTACAACGAGTACGCCCTGCTCAAGTACGACACCAACAGCAAGGGCTTCCGGTTCGCCGACGTCCTCGACCTCACCCACCCGTCGCCGTCTGCCCCGTGGCAGGGGGATCTGTTCGCATGCGCGCTGGCCCGCCGGCACAACCGCGACCAGACGTGCGCCGAGTCGCTGACGATGCTCGCCGCGAACGCCCAACTGCGCGAGGCGGCCCGGCATCACTCCGGCCCGCTGCTCGACGCTGATGCGTTGCGGGCGGCCGGGATGACGTGGGAGGACGCCCTGTCCCTGGCCGGGACCGAGGTGGACAAGGCGGCACTGTGGGAGGCGCTCATCCCGTCGATGGGCTACATGGCGCTGCTGCGGAACCTGCGCAACTTCGACGAGGCCGGCATCCGAGATGGTGTCGCCCACGAGGTGATGGCACTGCTCACCGACCCGGCGCGCGTGGCCAAGTCGCGGCAGTTTCCGTTCCGGTTCCTCGCTGCGTACAAGGCGGTCCCGTCGCTGCGGTGGGGCCACAGCCTCGAAGTGGCGCTGAACCTGTCGCTGGCCAACGTGCCGGAACTCCCCGGCCGGACGCTCGTCCTCGTCGACCGGTCGGGCTCCATGTTCGATGGCGTCTCGGCCCGGTCGGGCTTGAACCGCGCCGACACGGCGGCCGTCTTCGGTGCCGCGCTGGCGCTGCGCAACGTCGGCCACGTGGACCTCGTCCAGTTCGGCACCAAGTCGGCGCTGGTCCCGGTCAAGGCCGGCGACTCGCTGCTGCGCATCGTGCAGGAGCGGTTTACCAACCTCGGCGGCACGTACACGGCGGCCGCTGTCCAGGCCCACTACGCCCGCCACGATCGGGTCGTCATCGTCACCGACGAGCAGGCGCACGACGGCAACCCGGGCGGTTTCGTGCCCGCGACCATCCCGGTCTACACGTGGAACCTCGCTGGCTACCGGCTCGGCCACGGGCCAGGCGCAGTGAACCGGCACACGTTCGCCGGACTGACCGACGCTGCGTTCAAACTCATCCCGCTGCTCGAAGCCGGCCAGAACCAGACGTGGCCGTTCTGACGTTCGGGGCCTGTCGGTGTTCGGGGGTATCCTGAGCCCAGTCGTCGCGATGCCGAGAAACGCCGCTGCAGCGGACAGCGAAGGGCCGACGACGCCGTCAAGGGTTGAAGCTCTCCCGCTACATTCGTCGCACCTGTGTCCACAGTGGAGCCGAGCCCGAATGCTGGGCGAAAGTAGCGAAGTAGCAACGCCACGAGTGTCCACAGTGGAGGCTCCTTTCAAAGGGCACAAAAAAGCCCCCGATCCTGACGGGTAGACAGGATCGGGGGCTCTTAGGTTACCGAGCGGCTACCCGTACCTCTCGGTCCGGGCAGGGACTACTCCGTCGGCGTGGCCGCCACTTTCGCAACAGCCCGCTTCTTCCGCACAGTACTCGGAGCGTAGCCGCGCTCCGGGTCGCGTGGACCGTAGTCCCCGCGAGATTTGCCGGGCACCGCTGGCGAAACCGGCGCCTCCGGCAGGTCCGGGCTCGCCGCCTCATCCGCGGTTACCTCCGGTGTGACCGCCTGCACGGCCGCTGTCTGCTGTTCCATGACCCGTCGCACGCGGCCGACAACCAACTCGGCAAGCACGTACGCCAGAACCATCGACGCATGCACAACCTTGCTCCCGACCGTGACCCCGGCCAGCCAGTTGGCGAACGCGGAGCCAAGCCCGGCAACGGCCAGGACGAACCCGGCCGAGCCCTTGCCACGGATCACCCACTGGTCATGCAGGATCTCCGCGCACGTGATCGCCAGAAGGTCGACCACGGCCGGGGCGATGGCGGCCGTTAGGCCATCCACGCCCCACGAAAGGAAGAGACGGTGCTGTGTGTCGTAGCTCGTGACCATGGCCGCGATCATGATGAGTCGCGGGCCGATCTGGCCGAGCACACGGAACGGAGCTTCGAGCATGTTCATGGGGTCTCCCTCCCCATAGACCCCCCTGGTTGGGGGGTGGGATGCTCGGCCCGAGGGCCTCGGCTCCCGCTCGGCTGTCGAGCCGGACCGGGGGCCTCGGGGCGTCGCCGACGGAGCTGGGCTCGACGTCGCTGCGCTGTGAAGAGTGTTGGTGGATGGATGCGGATTCGAACCGCCGACCAGGCCCGGTGCCTGGCGCACTCCTTATTGCGACCACCCGAGGTGCCAGATGCGCTCTGGCGGGCGGCGCCACGATTCCCGCGGCTGCTCCGTTCTCCTGATTCCCCGGAACCGGTAGAGACCTTCTGTGGCGTCGTCTTCCCTCGCCCCTACGCTGGCGTCGCGGCTGCCGTGTTACCCGTCGGCATCCCTGGGCGTCGATTGAGGCTCGACGGCTGGGCCTTGGCCTGACGGCCACGGCGGTGGCTCGGACCTTTCGGGCCGAGCCCCACCGGAGGTGTCAGGTCCAACCCCGCGTGCGCGGGGAACTGTCCGGTCAGGACTCGCGGGCGTGCTCCTGGGTGAGTTCCCAGAACCGCTCTTCGCTCACGACCTGCTCGAAGCCGGCCGTGTTGAGCAGCTCGTTCCCGTCGGCGTCCTTGTCGACCCGGTACTCGAACGTCGCGGCGAAGATCGCATCGACGTCGAAGCCCGGCTCGCGGACGTCCTCGGGGAACGCCTGCTCGATCGCGTCGTCCTTCGTGGTGTACCTCATGTCGGTCTCCCTCCGACTGGCCAAGATCCGCTTGGCTCGGTTTGGCCTGACGGCCACGGCTCCGACCGGTACGAGACCGGCCGGACCGGAGGTGTCAGGATTCGGTGAGCTCGCGCTCCTCGTCGGTGCGCTCCTCCACCATCTGCATCCACCACGGAACGATGGGCGGATCCTCAAGGGACCCGGCTCCACCGTTGTCGCACTGGACACAGCACCTCTTGTTGATGATGGCCTCCACTGTGGACCACCTCCTTTCGTGCCCCGGTCGGTTTCGAACCGACCCTCCTTGCGCTTCCCGAACCCGACGCCGCGTCCGCGTCCAGCCAGTCCAGGTCGCTCGTTGCACTACCAGTGCTCGGGGCAGGTGCCGGGATGACGCTCCCGGCGGGCGTGACCGTCACAGCGGGCCGTAGCCTGCCGCGACCGCCTTCGCGTTCAGCCTCTCCGCGGCCGCGTAGTGCCGGCGGAGGAACTCGTTACTCAGCCCGGCCTGCTCGGCGTAGTTGATGTCGGAGCAGAGCCGGTCGTACTTGGCGAGAAGCGACTGCTTGCTGGGCGTTTCGGTCATGGCGACCTCCTGTCGCCGCCCCACCTGACGTGGGGGTGAGTGCCCGGCAGGGCCTCACAGCACCTGCCGGACTCGGTCACTTCAGAGCGGAGAGAACGGCAAGGTCCGCGGCGAGGAGTTCGCAGCAGATGTCACACACGTCGACGAGGGCCGGCCGGGCACCCAGGTTGACGGGCGCCACGCGGTTGGTCTCGGTCTCGGTGGTCTTGCAGATCTCGCAGGCCTTGGTGTCCATGGCGGGCTCCTAACCCGTGGCCCCTCGGATGGGGGCGTCCGTGGACCTCTTGGTTTCGAGGCCTTGAAGTCCTTGCCCGGGCGCCGGTCCGCGTGGAGTGCGTTCTGCGCTGCGTCGTTCGCCTCGGGCTGGGTGCCGGGGATCTCGTCCCGGCTCGGTCTTTGCTATCGCTGTTCAGTTGTCAAGATTTTCGGGGCCTTCTTTTCCCCTCTAAGTTCCAGAGTAGCAGACGCGTCTGCATACGGCTATACGCGAGGGTAGTACTTTCGGTCAGTTCTCTACACCGTTTGGCCATACGCGTCTACAGACACGTATGCTGAGTGCTATGACGCACGACATCGAGCCACTCCGCCGCCTCGGCAAGCGCTCCCAGAGGCTCCGCGCCGAGCTCGACGAGCTCCGGCCCCAGCTTGTCGCCGCAGTCCGGGAGGCATTGGATGCGGGCGCGCCGTTGGCCGAGGTCATCAAGGCATCCGGCTACACCCGCGACGCGGTCTACAAGATCTCGCGGGGCGTTCGAGGAGCGTCCCGGTGATCGAAGTGGGCGTGCTTTCGTGCTTGATCCACCCGATTGAGCCGAAAGGACTACAGTCGGCAGTGGTATCCGTCACTCTATGATGAGCGCCTCGTTACCGAGGGGAAGATTGAGATGACGGGTAGGGCAAGGCGGCGGGTGGCTGACCTGACGATCTACCCTCCTCCTGAGCCACCGTTTGATCCACCGCCACCGGAGGAGTGTGAGGAATGGCCAGGGATCCCGGTCGTTCTGGCCGCCGGCCACGAGATCCGCTCGCGCCTCGTCTTGTGGCAGCAGTGGCAGGTGGTGGAGTTCGCGGCAATGCAGATGGCCTGGATGTCCGGCTCCTGGGTGCAGATCTGCCGGATCGACACCGAGCACAACATGGTTCATCGCCACCAGCTTCGTCAGGACAAACCGGACGATGACGTCGGGATGGTCACCGACCTCGAGTTCATCTCGCAAGCAGGTGGGACCGATCTGATCGGTCGCTGGTACGACGAAGGCATTGACTTGATGCAGGCAGAGTGGGAAGAGTCCATCCGGAGGTGGAAGCAATGAGCGTAGGGATCAACAGCCGGCCGGCGGCAGCTGGCTTCGCGCTGGCCAAGCTCCTGCGAAACGCCGAGTTCAGGGCCTACCTCACTCGGTCCGGATGGGCCGGTGGGCAGCACATCATCATGGCGGGCGATGGCGAGCCGTTCATCGAGGTCTTCGCGAAGATGCTGCTCCACGATACGGGCCCGCGGGTGATGGTGGCGTTGGAGGACGAGGACAGCCCGTTCGGGTTTGGCCTGTTCACGATGACGGTGACCGACGAAACGGTACCGACTGACGACGTGCTCACTGTGGCCCCATCCGCGTCGGTCGGGATGATCTTCTCCTACCTCCGGCCGCGGAAGTGGTACGTGCCGCACAACATGAGCCGGCCCTTCCTCCTGGAGCGGGCTGAAGCGCCTGCCTGAGGCTCGGAGCGACCTCATCCGATCATCCAGTGCCGATCACGGAAGTGACTCGCCACCCTGAGTCCGTGACCCAGCCACCCATCATTCCCGGCCCGTCGGAGCCGTTCACCCTTGCATCAGTCCTGCCGGTTAGCCCGCCCGCGAAAACACGCCGTCCATGGCTTGTGCCGGCTGTTTGTGCGGCAGTCAGCGTGGTTGCACTCGCCGCGGGAGCCGCCTACTTCCTGGGCGACGGTGCGGCTACCCCGACCGCCACCCCGACCATGACGCCTGCTTCCACGTCATCGGCGGCCGCGGTGGCGACCATTGGCCAGTACGCCGGGATCGTGAACTCGTCAATAACCGACATTCGAAAGGACTGGTCCAGTTATGACCGCAACTGCTGGAATCGGTCCCCCCGCCTAGCGACCTGCCCAATAGCGGCGCTCAGCCTCGGCATGGCCGGCCAGATCCTTGATCTCAAACTGCAGGGAGCGGCCAAGCTAGGCGCTCCTGCGTACATCGGCGCCCCGCCAGCAGAGATCGCCCGGCTCGTCGCCGATACGCAGGACGCCGCTCGGAAACTGTCCACGGTGGGCCAAGCCCAGACCGTTGACGAGATGCAGCTGTTCCTAGCCGTGTCGGACCTACTTGATCAGTTCGACCGCTGGGAGCCCTACATCTAGAACTGCGGCGAACAGGCCCCACAACCGCGGGTCGATCTCGTCGCACGCCTCGGCCACGATCAGCCGGTCCATGTTGACGCTGTCCAACTCCAGCCGTCGGCCGGTCCCGGTGACAACGGGGATCTTCATATCCACCACCTCATCGCGTCGTCCCCGCCCAGCCATTCAGGCTCAGGACGGGGCAGTTTTGCGATGAGCGGGAACCACAGGTTGTAGCGGGAGCAGGGCCCGATCCCGTGACACTCGTCGCAAACGCCCGCGGCGTGCTCGTCCCGGACGAGGCGGGCCATCTGGGCCTGCTCGAGGTCGGTCACGACCACCAGACGTCAACGAGCCAGCGCAGGAGTGCCGCCTCGACTCCGGTGAACACTAGAACCACGACAGCGATGCGCCGGCCTAGGGCGTCGAGGTTCATCGGAGCCACACCAACAGGACCACCACACCCAGGACGAACGCGGGGATACAATCCACGATCCGAGCGAAGGACTTCATGGCTGCTGCTCCCTCGGTGAGACCTCGGGGTGCGGCGACCGGGCCCGAACACGGCCTGCGTTGGGCACCCGGCCGCCGCGACTCCCGAATTCCTGCCAGGGTTTCCGGGGGTCCACCTATGATGACAGGTGATGACCGGCCTACGTCAAGGGCCGGCGTTGACCGATTCGGGAAGGTGTGATCACATGGCATCACCTGCCAGGGAGATCACCATGACCAGAAGCAAGACCCAGGCGTTAATGGATGCTGTCATCTCGCGGATCCAGTCCGGCGAGTGGCCGCCCGGCACCAAACTGCCCTCCGCCCGCGAACTGCGCAAGGAACACGACGTGTCACAGCAGGTCGTGCGGGTGGCCGTCGACCGGCTCCGGATCGCAGGGTGGGTGGTCACCGTGCCGGGCGCCGGGTGGTGGGTGTCGCAGCATCCGCCGATTGCATCTGCGGATTGACGTAGCCGATCATCCAGTTGGCGCTCATACCTTCCGCCATTCCTGTGATCATATGGTTGCGCAACGTGCGCATCTGCGGATAGCTAGAACACCTAGTGAAGCTTCGGCCGCTCCAGCCCCGGACCCCGGTTGCCCCGGCAGTTCCAGCGACGGACGTCGTCCTGCGTCCTGTTGCCCCATTGGTGATCAACCAACTGGAGGGGTGAAATGTCTCAGCGTTACCGCGTACCCGTCGGGGTGCTCGTCCTCATCTTGATCGGCGTCGTGGCACTGGTCTCCATCGACATCGCGCTTCTGGCCCAGGACCCGGCACGGTTCCGGGCCGACCTACGACTGATGTTCGTCATGGCCACCCTCGGGGCGGCCCTGTGGTTGGCCGTCCGGCTGATCCGCACCTGGCTGGAGCAGATGAGCAGTCAGGTGGCCAACCGGCTGGATCGTCTGGAGAACATGGCAATGGACACAGGCCCACTGCCCCGGGCGAGAGTCATGGGTACCGCAGTCGTCACCGCGTCGATGCTTCCGAAGGGCGTGGTCGCGAGAACCGGAGAAGGTGACCAGCCGAACATCGCGGTCGCCGGCCTGACGCCAGACATCATCGCAGCTGGCCGGCGGATCTCGGAGCGGCTGGCCGCCCAGCCGCGCGACGAGGACGATGGGCCCATGCGTCGCTGATGCGTCACGAAGCCGTGCTGTCGGCTGACAACGGCTGACAACGGCTGTCTGCTTTCCCTGGTCAACGGCGGGGGTGAGCCGTTGACCAGGGGTTCGTCCGTCCTTGACACGGAAGAGGTCACTGGTTCAAACCCAGTATCGCCCACCGAAGAAACCGCAGGCCAGCGCGCTGATTCAGCCGCTGGCCTGCTTTGTGTTTCCGGACCGTGCGTCACCCGTGCGTCGCCAGCTCTCTAGCACCTTGTCGTGCGCGTCCGGAGCAAGATGTGCGTACTTCTGGGTAGTCGCGTAGGACTCGTGCCCGAGCAGGGCCTGCACCCGGTACAGGTCGACGCCGTCCATGACCAGCCAGCTGGCCGCAGTGTGCCGCATGGCACGAGGTGGGAGCCGGCGGACCCCGGCCTTCTCGATCGCCGGGTACCAGATCCGCAGCCGGAAGTCGGAGTCGTCGACCATCCCGCCCTTCGGTGCGGTGATGACGGGGGAGGTCATCGGCCGGCCGGTCATCAGGGCCGAAAGCCGGGGCATCTGCCACGGCGGGACCGGGACGAGCCGGTGGGACTTCCGCGTCTTCGGGTACTCCCGGAGCCCGGCCCGGGTAAGGACCCGGGTCACCTCGGCCTGGTTGCGGAGCCAGTGCACCCGGTCCCCATGGAGGCCGAAGATCTCACCCGGTCGCAGGCCCGGCCACATCCCGAGACCGACCAGTGCCGCCCACTGGGGCGGGTAGTCCCGCTCGAGCACGAGTAGGAGCGCGGCGGCCTCGTCGTGGGAGTAGAAGTCGATCGGGGAGGGCGGCACGGTTGGCAGGTCGAGGTCAGCGAACGGGTTCGACAGGACGATGGGCGGCCGTTCCCGTACCGCGGCCTCGAACAGTGACGACATCACATGCACGACGGCATGCACCGTGGCCGCGGCCAGGACCGGTGCGTCGGCGCCCGGTTCGACGTCCACGCCTTTGTGGCGAGCTCGGCGTTTGGCCTTCGTGACGTTGGCCCAGTCCTGTGCTTCCATCCGGGTGACGCTGTCCATCGGCCACCTCGCCCACTGGCCT